TGGTCCCATCCTCCCGAAGCCTGGTGTGCCGCCGCACCGTGAAACCAGGCCATCCGGATACAATCGATCGCCCGGCGGCATCATCTTGCCAGCCGAGAGCATGGTTCAATGAATGGCGATGAGGACCCTCCTGACACAGCCGACGAGCCACAGCCTGATACGGGCCCTGTTGATGCTGCCGATCCTGTCGTTCATCGCAAACGACTTACTAAGGCGGCGCTCCGTCACCGCGATGTTCAGCGGTTTTGGCAACAGGTTTTTTCCGACCCAATTGGGCGGAGTGAGATGTGGGGAATCCTTCAACAAGCAGGCACTTTCGATGATCGCTTTGGCGTTGGACCCAACGGGTTTCCACAGCCGGAGGCAAGTTGGTTCCACTTGGGCGCTCGCTCGTTCGGAATGCGCCTATTTCAAAGTTGGACTGCTCTTTCCCGCGAGGGCGTTTTTCTAATGCAGGACGAGCACGATCCGCGGTTCAAAAGACCGAAAATGCCACAGGTTAAACGAGAGAAGTAATGGCCGATCCAGTACCAGCAGTTCCATCGACACCCGCGCCCGCCGCTGCGGCAGAGATACCTTTGGCCGCTGTAAGCGCTCCCGCGGTGGCCGAACCGGCTCCCGCGTCCCAAGCCCCGGCTCAGGCGGCAACCTCCCCGGTAACGACCGAGCCGACTCCTGCGGTAAAGCCGGCGGAGCCGGCGCCTACCACCGATCCGGTAGCGCCGGCCCCTACTCTCAGTCTGTTGGAGCAGTTCGACAAAGATAAAGCCGATGCGGCGACCGCCAAGGCGCCAGCAGCCGCCCCCGCGGATGCAGCGCCAGCCTCGCCCCCAAAGCCGGCGGAGGCATCCAAACAGGATGCTCCGGCGGCGGCGGCTCCCGCAGCTCCGGCCGCACCTTTCGAATACAAATATACGCTGCCCGAATCGATGCAGATGGACGACGCCGTAAGGGGTGACGTCCACAAGGCTTTCGATACATTCCGCACCAACCCCGCAGAAGGCGCGCAAGCGCTTGTCAACCTTTACGAAGCGCGGATGCAGGAATACGCCAAATTCGTCGACAGCGAGATGCGGCGGGTATGGAGCGAAACCAAACAGGGATGGGCCAAGCAGACCAAGGGCGACCCGGAATTAGGCGGATCTGGCTATCAGACGTCAATGACCGCTGTCGCTCGTATGCGTGATCTGCTTGTCCCCGAAAAGCATCGTCCGGCATTCGAGCAAATGCTGGCAGCTACCGGCGTCGGCGACCACCCGGAATTTCTTAGGATACTGCACCAGGCCGCGCGTTTGTACGATGAACCAACGCTGCCGCCACCCAATCCGCGACCCCCATCAGGCAATGGTCAGCGACCGGCCCGTAGGTTGCGCGATATCTACTCGCAAACAAGAACCAACCAGGAAGGGCAATAGCCATGCCCAACCAAATGACGGAGAACTAAAATGGCAACGGGCCAGTGGCCGACCTTAGCTGATCTTACGAGCCGCATGGACGGCGCCGGCAAGCAGCACCTTATTGCGGAGATGCTTTCTCAGAGCATCGCGCTCCCCGAAGATATGCCCTTTATCGAGTCGAGTGAGATGGGCGGGCACGAGTTTGTGTTCCGTACATCGATCCCGGCAGGTGCCTGGCGCCAGATCAACATGGGCGTTCCCTATAGCAAGAGCACAACCGCGAAGTCGCGCGTTGGCCTCGGCACCCTGGAAGATTACAGCCAGGTTGATAGGTTGCTGGCAGAAATGTCCGGCGACATCGACCAGTTCCGTGAAGGAGAGGACGTCGCGTTCCTCGAAGGCATGGGACAGACGATCGAGCAAACGACCTGGTACGGCAACACGGCGACGACGCCAGCCGAGTTTATGGGCTTCTCCACGTTCTACAACACGGTCTCAGCGTCGACCGCGCAGAACGCAGCGAACGTCCTTGACGGTGGCGGCACCGGATCGAGCAACCTCTCTATCTGGCTTATCTGTTGGGGCACCCGGACCATTTTCGGTCTCTACCCCCGCGGCACGAAAGCCGGCCTGGCGATGGAGGACAAGGGCGACACCGTTCCCGGCTATGACAGCTTGGGCAATCGCTTCGAAGCCTACACGTCTTGGTTCCGCCAAATGGTCGGGCTCTGCCCGCAAGATTGGCGGTACGGAGCTCGTATCTGCAACGTCGACGTCACCACGGCCGGCCTTGCTGGCCCGAATGCGCTCGACATTTTCGCGACGATCCGCGAATTGCTCTTGCTGCCTCCGCACCTAAGCAAAGGAACGTCGGGCATCACCAAGACAGACGCGGTCGATGAACCGTCTCCAGGTATTCGTCCGATCATCTACACGAACCGTACCGGGCGGCATTGGATGGACGTGCAGGCAATGCGCGACAGAAACGTGTTGCTCCGGATCGAGGACTATGCAGGCGTTCCCGTCGATGGGATCAACGGCATTCCGATCAAGATTTCGGACCAACTACTCATCACTGAAACCCGCGTAACGTGATCCGGGCGGACAAAGGGCTCACAAAAGGAAAAATCCCATGATCTTAGACGCACTACTCAACTTCATCCCGATCGGCAGCCCGTTGACCGTGACTTCGGCAGCGATTGCCTCGCCAAACGTGATCGATCTACTCGGTCTTGGCGCCGGTGTGAATCCTACCAGCGCAAGCATTATCGGCAACGTAACCTTGTTCGGCCAAGCCGATGCGATGGGCGTTGGCGGGGCTCGACCGGAGCTAAACATCACGCTCGGCACATCGAATTGGGCCGGCGGGACGTCGCTCAACGTAGCTCTGCAAGGAGCTCCGGATGCAGGCACCCCGACTTTCCAACCAGGTACATACGTGACCTATGCGGAAACCGGCGCCATCGTCACAGCAAGCTTGCTGGCGAACACCGTCGTTGCTCGCTTCCCGTGGCTTCCGCCGTTCCCGGCAAATCAGCGCCCACGCTTTCTACGGTTGCTGTTCACGCCTGTCGGCACGTTCACTACGGGCCAGGTTGCAAGCGCGCTTGTCACTTTCGTCCGCGACGATCAGTTCAACAAGTACGCGGCGAACAACTACAAGGTCGCGTAAGCGGTCTGTTCAAGGACTAGAGGTGAAACCATGCCGCGAGGCAGACCACCAAGGGATAAGGCTATGACCGAACCTGTATCGATTACGCAAACAGCCGAGTTCAAGAGCGCAGTGGCGGAGGCGGCTTCGGCCGCCGTCGCCGAGCTCGTACAGAGCCTCAAGGAAGGCCGGAAGCAACACGGGACAGAGGATCAGGGCTCCGATTCGACATGGATGCGCGCTCTCGCAATGGAGATTTCGCAACTTACGGATCAGGGCACAGGCCGAAAGCGTGTTGCTCCAGAGGTTATTCGATCGCGGCAACTAGCCCGCGAAAAGATGACCAAACTCATCATCGACGCGCGTGCCGCGAAAAAGCCGGCAGCCTACAGAGTGAAGGCGAAAGTCTTGCTCGCCAATCGCGTTGTAGAGCCTTTCTGGATTGCATCAGACCACACCGCCCAACCGACCATCATCGATTGGGACGGCGTTCCTAACGAGGCCATGGTGCCGGAGAACAAGACGGCCAGGGCGATCCACGAAGCTTTCATGGAATCGATTGGCAGCTCCGTGCGCGTGGTGCCGGAGGATGCGCTTGCTATCACTCCTGGCGGCCTTGTCGTTCATGGCGGCGCGGCCTCGATCTCAGCCGGAAGGCGAAAGGTCAGCCAGCCAGAGGCAGAACACACCGGCAAGAATCAGTCCGGCGAGGACGGCCTCAATATCCACCACACAAACGCGCCTGGGCGCTTCGTTGAAAAGCGGATCCTTGGCACGATCATGGACCCCGCCCGTCAAACGGTATGACCGAGATAGCCAATGGCAACCGTATATATCTCGGAATTTAGGAACGCAGCGTCCCCAATCGGGTCGTATGCTCCTGACGTGTTGCCGCAGCCGGGCGTTGCCCAACAAGCTCTCGGCTTTACCGGCGCGGGCACCCTCTCGGCTGCCTTTAATGCAGCTACCTATGCTGTATTGATTTGTGGCGATACGGACTGCTTCTTCAAGTTTGGTGCTACCGGAGCTTCCGGCGCTACTGGCGCGGCAGGAATGTACCTGCCGGCCAAGGTGCCTATGATCTTCGCCGTCGCGCCAGGCGACAAAGTGGCTGTGACAGCCTAACGGAGAATTGGAATGTCTAAGAAATGGTATCTCAGCCTACTCGGCGCGGTCTCCCTCTCTGTCATCGCCGGTGTCGCTGCTTTCGGCCAGAACACAGGGCAGATTATCGTCACTACGCCGACCGGCAATGAACTTATCGCGCTACAGACGTTGGGCCCGCAAAGCGCGGCGATCAGCACCACGAATCTCGCCACCTGGGTAAATGCAGGCGGCGGTGTGGTCGGTCCAGGCGCATTCACAA